AAGTGATGTGCTCGCCGCTGATGGTTCCGTCCGAACCAGCCGTGGCCGAGTAGTCCGTACCGCCGATGGTGTAATGGACGGTGAACGAGGTCGGATCGGTCACCGGCGGTTGGCCACGGTTCCACTAAACGAAGTCGTGGCTCCGTCGCCCGTAGCCAGCACCTCACCGGTCACCGAACCGCTCCAATCCACCGCCGTCAACGTGCACTCCGGAGCGACGTTCACCAAGTGAGCCGCACGGATGATCTGCACCGTTCAAACCTCCTTTCGCATCACTGCCAATTCTCTGCCGGCCACTTCGGTATGGCCGACGAAGTGAAAGCCGTGCCGTTCGTAAACTCGTTGGTGCCGTGGGTCGGCAAAGGCCTCCAGTTCCCTCGCCCCTGCCTTTGCAGCCAGTCCTTCAAGGTAGCCCAAGAGTTCCGTAACCTCCCTCGGCCGCAGCAGCCGTTTGGACATCAGGCCTTCCACCCTCGCTGTGCCCTCACGCACGATCAGCTCCGTTCGGAGCACGTACGGCACGTCGTCCTCCGCCTCATAGCCAAAGACCACGATCCGCTCCTCCACCACCTCACTGCGAAGGATCACCAAACCTCCTCCAGCTCAATTTCGAACTCCCACGTGTTCGGACTGGAACGCCGCAGTCCGAACGGCTTGGTGATCACTACGGTGAACGTCCCTTCGCCGTTCAGTGGATCGTCGAACGTGAACCGCTGACCGCGGTACGACTGGTAAGCGTTCACCAAGGTGTCCTTCTCCGCCTCCGTCAGCACCGAGTAATGCAGTCGCCATCGCCGTCGCGGTCTCGGCCAAGCCGGACGCACGTGCTGGTAGCCATCGTCGAACTCGACCGTGATGTACCGGTCGAGGTACTCGACCTGGCTTTGGAAGTCCGGTGCTGGGCTAGAGGGCCAGTCAGCCATAGACGATTACCTCCCAACGGTCCGGCTCAGACTGGATGGCACGCCAAATTCCTTCCGGAGAAACCGAAGCTGGAGCCAAACCACCGAATCGGTAACCCACTACCTCAAAGGCACGTGCTACCAGTTCGGAGCAAACGAGTCGTTCAGGGCAGTTAAGGGTCCGGGTGAACCAAGTCGTCCGGAAGAGGGCGTCGAGGGCGTATGCGGCCAAGTCGAAGTATCCGTAACGCCGACCAAGGTAGGAGGAGGCGTGGTGCCAAACCTTCGAAGCCTGATCCTCAGTGAGGAACTTGGGGACACAAATCACCGAGTGGTGGCCACGACTACGGTACTTGGAGGGATTGGACTGAACTACGCCACTAGGTATGGCTTCGATAAGTATGTGGCCGTTCCCTAGTGCAGCGTGGGAGTACTTGGCCTTTCGCCAGCGGAGCGCTTCGAAGAACCGAATGATCCGGGACACGATGCTCTTGCGGTGTGTGGTCAGCAGCACGTAAACCATCCCGCTACAGGTAGTGTCGAAAGACCTTTCGCAGCTTGCCATCTCGGACCACGTCGTCGGCCACCACGGCCACGATTTCGTCCGGACTTGGCCGCCATCCTTCGGGCGGCTGTCCCAGCACTACGGTGAGATTGATTGCCCGCCCCATCTTGCTCAGCGGCACCACTAACTCCGGTTCACGTTCACCAAGGAGCGTAAGCGTAGGGCGAGTAACCCAACCGCCCTCGGCCCTATGTGCTGCCATACCCAAGAGCCAAGACGGAACCGTGTGCGGGGCGAACTGCGTCTGACCAATCTGCACCATCACCGGCTGCTGGGCACCGCCGCCTAAGGCACCCAAACCAGCAGCTGCACCTGCAATGGAGAGCACGGACTGCACGATGCCCAAGGCGCCGCCCACTCCGCCACCGCCACCACCGCCGAAGCGCGCTCCAGCCCACTGCATTACGCGGGCTTTGATCCAGCCCATCACCAGCTGTGCCAAGAAACGGCTCCACGCTCGCAGGAGGTCTTGGAGGAACTGGGCCCAAACGTCGCGAATCGAGCGCAGCCGACCGGTGAAGACGTTGTAGAACAGCCGTTCGAACGCACCGGACCAAGCCTCGGTGAGGTCACGGAGGAGGGACTTGTAGCGTTCGTGTTCCCAAATCATCACCTCAAGCCGACGGCGAGCTTCCCATTCGGCGATCCGGGTAAGGGTTCGCTCGTACTCCTGATAGGACTGCTCGCCAGCAAGGTAGAGCGTCGTAGCCGCTTCTCGAGCGGCATCGGCTTGGTCCTTAACTCGTCGTAAAGCGCGCTCTTGCTCGGTAGCGAGGAGGTCGAAAAGCGTCCGATAAGCCCTGCCTAGCCCTTCGGTCTCCTGCATGTACCGACGGACTTCATCTGCCAAGTCTGAAAGCTTGCTCGCTTGCTTTTCAGCTTCTTCGGCAGGTGGTGGAACCAGCTCTACAGAAGTAACTTTGAGCAGTTTTTCCCATGCCTTTCGAATGTCCTCGGTCGCACCCCTCCATTCGGCCCTCGCCTTTCGAGCTCCAGCTAAGAACACAATGTCAAGGTTCTTCCAAAAGTCAGACGACCAAATACTTATTCCTTGACGTGAAAGTTGGGAAACGTAGGAAAGTAGTTCCTTGACTCCACCTATGAAAACATATAGCTCCTCAAGTGCCCACCCAAGGAATGGACCGACTAGATGAATTATCTTTTTCCATCCTTCCCAAACTACGGAGAAGAAGTTTCGAGCGCCGGAAATGATGATTTTTACCCAAAGCCAAAATCTTCGCACCCACACCGTGATTTGCAACCAGTTCTCTTCCAAGAACCGATTGAACCTGCGGAGAGCGTTTACCATGTCCCGATAGACCGGTTGGAAAGCTATGCGAGCAATTCGCTTGAGTATGGTCTCCGTAGTAGTTCGGAGACCAGTCCAAGTATCTTGGATCTCATGAGAAAGCTGAGCGAATCCCTTTAGCTCTTCAGACAGCCACTCAAAAATCCGGCCCTGAGTGCGAGCTTGTTCGACCGCAGATTTCAAATCACCGACTTGGGCCTTGACTAACTTGCCCAAGCGGTCGCTCATACGAGCCTGACCACTTAGCAGCGCGTAAACCTCTTGATAAAGCTGACCGGAACGCTGGATATCCATGTTTAACTGTTTGGCTGCGTTAGCCACCGCCAGCAGGCCTTGGAGGTGGCGACGATTCTGGAGGTTGATCGCTATGCCGTGGGCGAGGAACGCCCGCATGACCTCGCGCAGTTCGTCAGCAGTTCCGATGAACTGCGCATCCAAACGCTCGGCCGTCTCGTACAATCCCTCCGCGTAGTACTTGGCCCTTCGGAACGCCTGCGCCAAGTCCTCTTCGGGCCGCACTCGCATGAAGCTAGCTACGGTACCAGCCAAAGAAGCGACGGTGTCTTGGAACTCCCGCATGGCACGGAAGCCCTCGGTGATCGCCCGGCCCATGAGCCGCAGCGCACCCACGACACCCATCACGCTGACGTAACCGAGTCCGAACACGACGACGGCGTTCTTCCAGTTGTCAATCAAACGGCGCAGGAACGAAGTATGGCGTTGGGTTTCCCGGTTCGAACGTCGAATCCAGCCAACTAGCCTGCCGAAGGGAGCCGTAAACCGGGCAAGGGCGCCCCTCGCTGCATCAACCGCCTTGACAAGCTGGTAATACGCTGCAACCGAGCGCCTTATCGCAGCGTTTTTCCTCAGCAGGCCCTGTCTTACGAAAGCGAATCGTCTGGACAGCCTAAGTACGGCGAACTGAGCTCGATTCCAAGCACGGATTGAGTCCTCTACGGCTTTAGTCTGCTCCTGAACCTCCCGCCTCACTTGGGAGGCCGCTTGAGTTCGGAACCGAACGACTACGTCTACGCTGACCTCGTAGCCTCGAGGCATCCTATCTCTGGCGCTTCAGCTCCTCTTCCTGCTTGTGGTCCATCTCTTGGCGCAGGACCATCAAGCCTCGCCATTCCTCAGGCGTCAGATCGTCCATTCGGAACACACAACCGAGCTCGTGCAGGTTCCAGAGCCACATTAGGTGATTCGCCCACTCCACCAGCAGTGGATCCTCCTCCAGCAGCGGCGAGTTTTCGGGATTCGCTGGACATCCCTCACACGCTCGTTTGCCGGAGAGCCGATAAGCATCACACCGCGAAGGATTACAGACCTCCGTCGAAAGCATCAGACGAATCACCCTTCGGAGCTCGTCACTTCCCCCTCGGCTTCCTCCTCGCCGAACTCAAGCCCAGGAGCCCAAATTCCGAGCAGTCGCTCTACGGCCTCGCGCCGGTCCTGCAATGGCACGAGGTCTCGCCATGACTGCACCGGTACGCCGAACTCGGCAGTGAAGCGCTTCAGGTCCTCCTCCGTGGCCTCCATCAGCGGCTTGCCGAAGAGCGTATAGCCCTCCACCCTTCGGACTAGCTGTGACCACAACCATGCTCTGCCTCTAAAGTTCGGTCCTCGAACCGAACTTGGCGGCCCTTACGAACGTGGCCGACCCTCCGGCGGTCCCATTCCTTCTCCTCAGACGTGCTCGGCCGCCTCAGGACGTGTACCAGTTCGAACGTCTGGCCGTTCTGCTCGCGATAAAGGACGATTCGCTCTTCCTGTACTGCGAGCTCGAAACCCATCTGGCCTCCTCCTTTACTCAAACTTGATGCTGATTTCGTCGTCCGCTGACGTAGTGGCGAAGTTCAGGGGGATCTCCAGCGTCAGCACCCCTTCACGATCGCCATACGTCAGGGATTTCTCCTGCACCTTAGGGGCCGTAATCGTGATCTTGTTGCCAAGCTCGGAACCCAACACGGCCGTGAGGGACTTGGAGGTGGCGTTCTTCCAAATTCCGAAGAAGTCGTACGTGGCCACTGTTTCCATCTCCGGGTTGATCGTCCCAGAGGACTCACGGCCGGTGATCATGATGCCCCGAATCGCTTCGGGGGCATTCACGTCCATCCGGTTGGCCAAGGTGTTGTTGAGTTCAAAGGTGAAGGACTCCAGTGCCGGTTGGAACTCGTCGAGCTTAAGTTGCAGGTTCGAAACCACCGGCGGCTTGGTCGCGTCGTAGGTCGGACTGACCATGGCCGCATCCACGACGTCGTTCCAGAGACCACGGAAAGTCCATGCGAAGCGTCCGAACTGGTTGGCTGCCAGCGTCAACGTGAAGGTCCCGTAGCAGCCAGTGACCTTGTGGAGCACGCCATCGAAGTAGACGTAGAGGGTGACGCTTTCGAAGTCGCTCGACTTCGGAGTGTAGGTCACGTAGTAGTTGCCAGCACCGTCGTCTCCGGTGGTGGCCGCAAAGCCACAGGCCCGCAGCAGGGGATCAACCTCAGGCAGAATGGCCGTGGCCGAGGAATTATCCCCAGAACCACGGACCTCGGTTTCGAAGCTCACCTCCACGTACTTGGCTCCAATCACGTGCTCCAAAGGCGAAAGCGTCTCCCGCACGAAGTCGCGTACCAACGTGTCAGCCATAGGCCGCACTTCCGGATTGCTGCACAGGATTCCATTGCTGGCATCCGGTGCAGCATCTTGGCCATAGGTGGTTTCCACCTTGGCCAGCACTACGCTCCTACGCCTCAGCAGTGGCATGACTTCACCTCCTTACCAAGGACGACGTTCGAGCACGGGCAGGGTCAGCTCCGCCCAGTGCACGAGTACACTGCCAAACATTCGGTTCTCCACCGTATCGACGGAGATCGGCCCGCTGTTCAGGGCCGTGCCATTCAACGAGTAGTTCGACCGGAAGGCATCGCAGATCAACTCCACTTGGTCTTGGAAGGCAAGCTCGGATTGCTGCGCATCGTTTAGCCGCAGGAAACCGAACATCCGGAACTCGTGACGTCGGAAGACGTAAGCAGTCTCCGCTCTCTCTTCGCCGGTTGAGGAGCGCGTAACCATCCAACCACCAGCACTCCCATCCGAACGCCGGAACAGGTCGAAAAACGCCTTCCAATCCGTAGACCACCGCAGGTAGGGATAGACGTTCTCCACACCCGAGACGGAGGATAGGATTTCACAAATCGCACTGCGAATTTCGGACAGACTCATTCGCGGAAAGCCCTCCGTACGGCCCTAATCGCGATCTGCGGAATCCGTCCCAACAAGTCTTGGTAAGCTTTCCAAGCGAAACGCTTGGGCACCACTTGCTTGCCGCTGGGGTCCTTTGGTGTACCACGCTCCCAAATTCCCTCGGAAACCGCCTTCGCCACCCGTGTAATCCGAGCTGGCACTCGAATTCGGAACTTCCGCCGCACCCAACGCCAGAGCCCGGATCCCGGCCGATAAGGTGGCCGAAGCACGTGAGGACCAACGCCCCACTCAAGCACCGGCGCGTACTTGACCCTCGGAAAAACCGAAGCGTGACTGACTGGCTTGCCGAAGGAAAACTGCTCACCGATGGATCGCCGCAACGTCCCGAAAACCACCGGTGCATGTGTGCGCATTCGCCTCAAAGTGAAGTCCGCACACTCCATAGCGGTGTAGTCCTTCGCAAGGTTTGCTCGACCTTCGATCTCTTGGAAAACTTCGCTCAGTGTTCGTTCCAAGTATTCGGGCGGCACCCGCAAACGCTTCATCGGAAGTAGGTCACCCTAAGCGTGGCATCGGCAGTGCCGGCCCGAATGGCACGGAAACGGCGGATGTTGTTGACGTTGCGCAGGATAATGGAATCGCCAGGATTCAGTAGGTGTCCAACTTCGGACGTGGGATTGGTGCCATCGATTCGGAACCGAATGCTGGCGTCTTCGACCGTGACCAAAGCCGCCCTAGCGTCGTTGGCAGACGAAAAACCAACGGCCGAGGCACCAACGGTTAGGGACTCGAAACCAAACGCATCCCGCTCCTCCAGAAAAACGGAGGCAATCATCGTTCCCTCCTCACTTTTCGGCTGATCAGTGGTGCGGCCAACGTCCCCTCCGCCATTACCGTTTGGCCCATCGGGCCGGCCGACAAGGGGTTCGCGCCGGGGCCGGGTTTGACGCCCGGCCCCGGCGGTCCAGCTCACCTTACGAGACGACGCCCTTGTAGAAGCCGCGGTAGTCCGCGACCATCACGCCCCAGACATGGCGGATCTTGTAGGTGATCTTGTCGGCGGTGAACATGCTACCGACGTTGGGCTGGTCTTGGATGAACAGCTCCGGTTCCTCACGCCCATCCAAGAAGCCCACGATGATCGTCGGGCAGTCCTTCGGGTCGCACACCGCCACCCAGTCGTTGGCATCGGTCCAGTATGGAACCACGATGTAGTCGGTCTGGAACTTGGTCGGGACGATGTTGGGCGTGGTCGCGTTCTCGTTGGCCACCACCGTCACTCGGGAGTTGCACAGCTTGAAGGCAATCTCCTCAAGGTCCGGTGGCACCACGAGCCACCGCGGATACAGGTTCAGCGTCTCCTCACTGGCACCATAGGCGGTCTGCTTAGCCATAGCAACCCGAGCCTGCATGAATGAGGACTGGCTCAGCGCCTGATCGCCAAGGTTATTGTGGGCAGCACAGAACAGCGGATTCGTATCGTAAATGGTCGGGTTGCTAGCCAAGATATCATTGAAGATCGCCCGGTGCAGCGTACGCGCAGCGGCTCGAGCCAGCTTGCGAGGAATCTGCTTGATAGCCAGCAGATCATCGTTCTTGATCATCTCAAGCGTCACCGACTCGAAGCCGCCGTACTTCTTGATGGCCATGGTCACTTCCTCGTCACCAGGGCTGGTCAGGCTGCTGTAGTCGGCACCTTGGGCTACCTCGGGCAGTGACCCATAGCCACCAATCCTCAGCCAGCGCTGCGTACGGAAGTCCGGCACCGGCACCACGTCGCTCACGATCAGCCGCCAATCCTGCAGGCTTGGAAGGTTGTACTCCTGCAGCATCTTGCGGCGGATCGAGTCACCGAGCACTTCGGCCCAGTCACTGGAGGTCAGTGCCTCGGTGATCCGCTTGCGGCCCTGCTCGTAGCAGTTCCGTACCAGTCCGGTCACACGGGTATCGCCGGTCCAACGGATGTAGGCCTCGCGGATGGAAGCCTTACCTTCCACCGCGTCGTCGATCATCTTCAGGAGCTTATCAGTCTCGTCCTGCTCCACCTCAACGCTCGGAGTGGAAACACCGGACTCACGCACATAAGCAGCCTCAAGGTCCTTCATCTCTGCGATAGCCCGGTCGACTTCTTCCTTGGAGCTGTAAGACCGGCGACGGAGGTGTTCCTGCGCGGCCTGAGACAGTCCGCTGCCGGACAGCGCTTCGGTCAGGTAACGCTCAAGCTCCATACGATGGAGCCGCTCCTCCAAGGCCTTAGCACGCTCCAGAGCCTCCTGAGCCTCCTTCGGAATCACCGGCTCGCTGGCCTTCGCAGGAGCTGGGTAGTACTCCGGGCTCGGATACGGGTACTCCTTCTTCTGCTTCCTGCGCTTGCGCTTAGCCTCCACGAAGGCCTCGAGGTAGGCACGAGCGATGTCCTCACGGCCCTCCTGCAGGTCGCGCAGGCAACGAGCAGCCACCTCCTTCAGCTCTTCGAGGAGCTCGGTGAGTTCGCTCTCCTCAAAGGCTTCGGAGAAGACCGCCTTCACTAGGGACTCCTCCAGTTCCTCGGCGCCTTCCTTGAGAGCGCCCTTCAGCATCAGCAGCATCCGGTCATACATGTCCATTACCCCCCTTTCCCTGAGGCCCAACGACTCTGCCACCCTGCTGGCGGCCAAACGATACACGCCCTCAAGGAACCGACCGCCCGCTGCAGGGTGCGTCACCAAATCCACCGAGTCCAACGCATCTATGGACTCAACTTTGAGCTGGTTGCCTTCCCGGGTAACCGAACCCCGGGCATCTATGGAGAAGCCAAGGAGTTTGGACAACCGTCCCTCCTTGGCGAGGTTTGAAAGCAAGTCCTTAGCCCAAGAAGCCACGACGTGGAACTTCGCTTTGACGCCGTGCACTCCGGGCCGAACTTCGGTAAGCACCGGATTCGTGAAGTACCCCACGAGGTTGCGGGCGAAGCCTTGCGGTACGGCGCGCTTGATGTTTTCGGGAAGGTGGTCGTAAACGTTGCCCAAAAACTCGAAGGCAAAGCACTTTGCGTTTTCGAACAGCGGCAACGCCCGCTGCAGAACTTCACGAGGATAGTAGTTGCCGTTCTTGGACAGGCCTTCCTCGATGAGCACGACGTCGTACACATCGCGCTCTGCAGCACCTACGATCCGGCCTTCGAAAGTCTCAAGGAAGTCGCTGACCAACATTCGCGCCTCCAAACGAACAAAGCCCAGCAACCTTGTCTAAGGCTGCTGGGCTTTCGAAACGTATGCCCTTCGGTGCCTTGTCAGATACTGCTATAAAGGACCCGCGTCAGAAAGTCAACCTTTGCGCGGGACCTCTTCTATCGACTTTAACATACCGGACTCAAAGTGCAAGCGGTAAACGGTCTTGCACAACGGACACGGACAGGTCTGTACCACGCCTTCGTGAATCAGTTCCGCCAACAGGAAGCGACCATCACGTCGACACCGGAACTCACGAAGCCTTGCGTCCTTCATTGTCGCCAATGGACTCGGAACGTTCGAAAACCCAAATATCCGTGTCAGGATCCGATCGGTACATGATCCACTCGCCCTTCATCCGCTTGCCGCGGAACTGGAATTTCTTAAACAGCTCTCCATCCTCAAGGACCAAAACCTTGCCCCAATCAAGCGCCTTTATGTATCCCGGCTCGTTCTTTTCGAACGTACCCGGACCCTTGGTGAACTTCACTACGCCTTGTTTGCCGACCTCCATCCAGTCTATGCCACCCTCATTACCTTTACATGGCTTGATAAAGCCAGAGACCTGTTCTACCTCCAGAGGGTTCTGCTCCAAAACCAAGTGGAAGATTTGTCCTTCGCGTTTACGGGTTTCACCGTCAATGCGAAGGTCCCAATGGATATGAGCTGGTGATGCCCTTTTGATGTTCTCGGCGGGGTCTGAATAATGGGTTTGTAGCACAAAGTCTTTAAGTTCGGCTTCTTTTAGACGGATTTTTTTAGTCTTTAGGGCGGAGACGAGTTCATCCCTGAGGCGACGGCGTTCCTCCTCGTCACGCTTTTTCCAGTACTGAAACTCCGGTGGAATTTGACGGCGGAGGTAACGCGGTAAGCAGGAGTGTCCGTAGGGAGGAATCCAACCGAGGCGGACTGCCCGGTCGGAGAGCACATAGGGAAGCGGATCCACGGCCTTGATGCAAAGCCAACCGGCTTCCTCACCCCACCCTTCGTCGCTTACGGGAATGATCCGCTCGGCCTCAAAAACCTCGCCTTCCTCCAACGGCTCCTCAGCCTCCGCAAATGGACGGCGGAGGTAGCGGAAAACCAAGCGCCAACGGAAGGAAGGTTTATCGCCGTCCTTCGGGAACGTGAGGAAGTACTCGTGCATGTAGGGCTTTTGGGCGCCCTGCTCGACCTCACCGAGCTTGCGGATCAGGTGGAACACGCCGGGACCATAGCGAGTGGCACCGACGGACTTGGGCGGTTGAATACCTTCGTAGGTGAGCCACTCGTGAGGTTCTTGGGCCTTCTTCCGCGCCACCAAGTCCACCGGCGCTTTGGCACCGCCTTTCTTGATCCGATAAGGGAACTCACCGGTCCGATAGTCGATCTTCCAGTTCTCCGGATCCTCGTCGAACTCCTCGGCAGAGTACTTGCCTTCTCGCTTGAAAACGCACAATGGCGGCACTCGCGGATGGTCCGGCATCAGGTCCATGACCGTCCAGCCAACCAACACGTCTTGGTCCACTTCAAACCGCAGATCCAAGTGGCACGAAGGTGAGTGCTCGTAGTCCGGATGCTCATCGAAGTAGCGTTCCAGTTCCTTTCGCACCTTCGGCCACCACTCGGGCCAAAACTTGACCCACTCCTCCTCGCTCGGTTCCGGATTGGGCCAAAGTTCCTCAAGGCCGCACTCCTTCAGCACGTCACGTAGCGCATAGCGGTAGTGGTGCTGGAGACAAACTCGGTGCACGCGGTCCTCGTCCCAGTACTGCAGGTAAGGATCGGACTCTTGGAGTTTGGCTTCAGGGTAAGCACGTCGAACGAAGTCCAACGGACGCCCGCGAAAGACCTCCAAAGGCAAGTCCAGCGACTCCGACCTCGCCGCCACCACCTTGGACGGCATTCGGTCTTTGACCAATGCCAAACGGCCCTCATGGGAAACTCCGCGCAAGTCAATCGCATCGAAGTGCAGCGAAGCCGGATCAAAGAACACCGCGAACTTCGCTTGGTCGAACGGCAGGATGTCCGCAGTCAACGTTGGCTCAGAGGTCATGAACGCCAAAAGACCCTTGGATTCACGAAGACCATCCAGCACTCGTCCTCGGCGGAGTTCAATCTCTACTCCGGCGTCTTCCAGAGCTCGGCGGACCGTATCACCAACACTGCCGACCACGACTTTGGTGGGCCGCTTGGCGAGGATTCGCTCCACGACGTCCAAGCCTGAACGACTTCCGGACAGATCCATGGACTCCACCCGGGAGTCTGGGAACACGAACACCGCATAGCCGGCAGTGCCAAAGCGCTCTGCGATTTCGTCTTCCACCGAAGGCCCGTTGGCCAACACGCACACTGGACGGTCGTCCGATGCCTTCACCTTCCGGTTGGGTTCTTCATACCGAACCGAGCCATCTGGCATCACGCGCTTGATCTGGAGGACGTGGTTCTCCTTGGCTGCCCTCCGGAGGATTTCGTCCACGGTATCCGGCTTGGCACCGGGCACTTCACGCATGAACCGCGGGGCCCAAGCCGTGAGCTCAATGGGATGGCCCTCAAGGTCCTCGTGGACGATGTAGTTGATGGTTTCGCACTCCACTTCGATAGTGGCCCCACGGCGCACGTATGGCGCAGCAAAGGTGGAACCAATGGTCAGGACTCGCTCGTAAGGCCCAACTTCGGTCTCGTCCTTCTTGAGGATCGGATGATCACCGGCCAGACAGCCCCAAACGAGGTTGTAAACGCCTTCGGTCTTGGTCTCGACTGGTTCGATCACCACGCCACGCACGACGACGTTGTTATGGAACTTGGCAAACTCGTTGTCGCGAGGACGACCGTTAAGCGGATAGATCGCTTTATGGGAGATCGCCACGTTGCCTTCCGAGGAGTAAACGTTGCGGACGCGTTCGGTCTCCTTGAGCAATGCCTCGCGGTCCTTGCAAGGAATGTGTGGAATGATGTTTAGTTTCTTGGAAGGGTCGAGGTCAGTCTCTTTCGAGTAGTCAATGCCAATGGACTGCAAGGCCTTCCAACGCTCTTCAAACGGTTCGTTATGCAGGTCACGCCCATCGAGGTAGAGACAATCGAAAACGTTGGCGATCAGGTCCTGATCGTCCACCTCCTTGGAGTGCGCCACCGCAATGGCTGCTTCTCGAGGTAGGTGGACGCCGTTCTCCCACCGCTCCACTTCCGCATCCAACACCAGCGTCTTGGGCTTTAGCCTCCGGACGGCCTCCACGATGCTCGGAAGCTGGTCGGTCAGCACGTTGCCGTCCTCGGAGTAAATCACTACACGGTCACCGTCCTTGTGGATTTGGACGCGGAAGCCATCGCGCTTCACGGACGCGTACACCGGGAACGCGTCCTCGGGGAACAACTCCACAAACCGCTCAGGCGTATCGCGCTCTTCAGGCTCCCTTGGTGGTCGAACCGGCTTCAAGGGCATGAAGAACCGTCCGGGTTTGATTGCGTCTTCCTCTAAGGACTGCTGAGCCATACGTTCGATGTCCTTGCGCTTCGTGCGAAGTCGGGCCTCCTTGAAGTCCCGACCGACCACCTCCCGCGTAAACTCGCGTTCCTGCGGAACTACGACCTTCGGCCGCTTAAAGCGCAGTACCAAATCGGCCACTGGGATGTGCGGCCAGTTCGAACCCACCGGAGAAGGCGGAGGATAGGACGGTTCGATGGCCTTGCCCAAGGCTTCCTCGGTGGCCCACTGGACGGCACGGTTCAACTTCAGCATGAACGCCGAGTCCACAGGCACATACCAAAGTTTGCGCTGACGATCCTCATGTGCTCGGAGGATCAAATCCAAGTCCCTTGGCCGATGGTCGCCATACAGGAACGAGCCAGTAAGGACCACGAAGTCCGGAATCCAAACCATTTCGCCGAGCTCGGCGAGCTTGCTAGCCACCTCCATGGAACGCTGCTCGCCGCTGAATGGCCGCTCGGCCTCCTCCAAAGACAGGTCCCACCGCTCCGGATCGTCCGAGTACACCGCACCATCAAAGGCAATCCGGACCTTTCGGTCCTCCGGTATAAGCGCCAAGAGTCCATCGTCTCCCAGCTCTAGCGAGCGATTGCCCAAGTGCACCACAAGTACAGCTGCGTCTTCTGGAAGCTGGCCAAGGATAGACTTGATCGACGCATGGCCGAATGGCTCGGAGACGCCCGCACGCCGCCGGATTAAGTCACGATCCGGAGAGCTCCCATCGACTAAGAAGACCTTTGCACCTTTGATGAACTCCGCCCACTGGTCACGGTCCTTAGGACCAATGAAGTCCGGCATGAACACCACGTCGCCGATGCGGATCGCCACCGTGGGACATCGAACCGAGTGAAGCACCGGACACACTCGCACGTCCTCCGGAAGCTCGGTGGTCGCGGTCTCTGGAAGCCAACCACGCTCCTCCAAAATGTCCAGTGTTTCCTGCGTGCCCCAAACTGGACACTGGAAGCTCGCAAGCTCCGGACAGGTATGGTCGGGATGTGCGTGCGTCAGCAGCACGTAATCCGGATCGAGCGGAAGGTCGGGATGGATGGAACCGAAGTCCACGAGGTAAGTTCGGTCTCCTCGCTCGTAGAGGAACGCAGAATGGCAGTAGTGCAGCGGGCTATATCGTTCAACCATTCCACGGGTGCCCAAAACCCAAATTCGGCCAGACATCGGTTCGGCCTCCACTTTGACTAGCAGGCCCGGATCGCCGACGGAAATCGATGGCTCGGTGAAGTCGATGTTCTCCGGACGGATGATGGTTTGGATGCCACGCGGAATTTGAACGTACTTCGGAGGATCGAAGCGCTCGAACGACTTCACCTCGTAGGCGTAAAGTGGCACGTCCTTGCCATCGGCACCGGGCAGCAATCGCCACCACGCCCAAGCCTCTTGGTCGGTGATCCGATGCTTAGGACGAAGCCGAACGAATTCGGCTTTGGTGATCCGCCTGGGCTCCTTGAAGGTAACGATGCCATAGCAGCGGTTGCCGGAGATCAGGTAATGGGGTTCGCTGAGGTCAAAACGACGGGTCTTTACGATCATGGATTTTTCACCCGACCAAATCATCTCACCATGGTCGGGCACCAAGTAAAGGCCGGGAAGCTTGGGAAGCTCTTCGGACTCCTTTAGTCCCAAAACTTGCCGCCGTTTTCGCTCCCACTCCTCAACCTCCTCCGGCTTTGGTGGCTCGGTCTTGATGTAGCCACGGGCCTTAGCCAAGCGATAGCACTGCCAGTAGGAAGTGTTCCACTTAGGATCGTCCCGCTCTGGCGGCATGATAGGGAAGTAGCACTCGGTGCGGAGGGTGTCGACGATTTTCCCGAAGTAACGCAGGACATCGTCTATGGTCCACTCGCCCCACTTTTCGTGACGAGTAAGGCGAGGAAAGGCTGAATTTCCGAGATAGCGGGCGTCCGCAAGCAATTGCCTCCAGCGCTCGGTTGGATGTTCCAAATCGTAGTCCACGCCCTCGGACCGAAACTGCTCAAGGTGGAGTTCCCTCAGCTCCTCACTCATGGAAGTTTACCCCAATTTGAGCCAACACGCTGGAAATTACCTTCCGACACTCCTCATCCGCCAGCCACCCCTGCTGCTTGGCCTCAGAAAGGGCCCTGACAACGTTGGACAGTGCACGAGACGTCCGCTCGAGGTCACGGACCGAAATTTCAGGGAAGATCACCTCGAATCTACGGTCCACATCCCGAGGCAGGCGCCGAGCCAAGATCGCTTGGTCGATAACGAAATTGAACACGAACTCCAGCATCGACTTCACGAACTTCTGGCGCGCCACGAGCATTTTCTCGGTAGGAAAGCCCATCTCGTAGGCTACGGCGCGCACACCCTCGGGATCGGCAAACCAGTGCGGTGGGAAGCCAGCACCAGCCAAAATATGGCCCCTAAGCAAGCGGGATTCCTGCAGTGCGTCGGAGGACTCCAGTTTGGGAGCCACTACTTCCCATCGGACGCGCTCGTTATGGAATCGGACGGTACCAGGAGTAGGAGGCTTGGCGGTCTTTGCGTACTCCTCGATCTGCGTGGCGTCGGCTCCCTCAAGCGTGACGTCCCAGCAGACCGAGTTGATCAGCATTTCCCGATCGAGGCGCATGAACAGGAACTGATCATAGGCGTCAATCCAGTCGATAAGCGGCAGGAGATCCGAGGTACCTCGGGGCGTGTTGGAGACGCGGTTCACGGCGAAAAAGAACACTTCCCCGACCAAGTAGCCGTAGGAGGGCGAGCGAGGGTTTTCGTCCCGGTGAATGATTCGGTAGGCCTGTTTGCCGGCGATCTCCCGGGAGAGGATTACCTCCTCGGCAATCAGACAATTGGACTCGTTCACTCTGACGTCCACAACCTCGAAGGGATCGAAGTAACCGAGCCGGACGTGGCCATTGCGTTTATTCACGGACACCGGCCAGAACACTTCGCCGTACAGGCACAACTCCAAGACGCGCTCATGCTGCCGGATTGGCCAGTTGTTCACCTCGTCGTACCAAAAGTCGTCCAGCACCTCCTTCACTCGAGGATCGCTGGCACGGTAGTAGATCCCTTCGCCGACGACGAAGTTCTTGGTGTACTCCACGATCCGGCGAGCTAGAGGATTCGAGTCGTAGAGGTACTTGGTGGCCCGCAACATCCGCATTCGGAGATGGTGAGGAAGCTCGCGGATCGTGCGGGCCCCAGTGAGCGGCCTCCAACCACGCTCGTCCTCGTCTCTTACGGAAGCACGAAGTCCGACCTGAGCGCTTTCGTGGAACGTGGAGTCGACTTTGGGAGGCGCTTTGATCAAGTAGGCCATCGTTTACCTCCTGCGCCGTCCAGTACTGGTGCCCTCGCCCGCATACCAGAACGGCGCACTTACGTCATCGGGCACGTCCGGACCAAGGTCCGAGTAGAAGTAAATCCGGACGGAACCAGTGTTGGGTACGAGCTCAAACGCATAAATCCTTGCGTCTTCCGGAAGGCACTCACCCAAAAGGCTCTTGAAGCGTTCTTGGCCAATCTCCGTATAGCCCCGTTTCATGATTAAGCGAACCCCCTTTCACGGTCAAGCCAAAGCGAGCGCCGGAAGTAAAATTCCGGACGCTGCCACCGCCCAGAAAACGACCGTTGGCTAGCACCGAACGGCCGATGTTCACCTTCCTGCGCCTCGCGTTCCACCACCAACTCGAACGGCTTCCATTCCGAGGTGTCCGCATGGACGAAAGTAAGAAGCGTGGCGTCCAAGAAGTCCGGCGAGCGACCAAGGCGACTGCGAAGACTGCGTTTGTCTTCAAGCTTCTGCCGCTCGGTTCGAGGATCGATGGTGAGTTTAGGAGCCGCAATGTCCGCCACCCAGTTTTGCGCCTCCCGCTTTGCAGCAGGGCCCAACGCCAATCCGGAGTCCACTGCTTGACGGAGCTTCAGCGCAGCTTCGGTTTTCAGGTTTTGAACGTCCGGCCTAGAGGACGGCTGGCTGAGGTGCACCAGCCGCACACGAACTCCCATGCGCACGAGGTGATCGAACACGCCCTTGCCCCAACCACCGTCGACGTACACGATTGAAGCATGCCACTTGTCGACCAAGTCCTTGGTGCGCTTGGCCAGCGCCTCGTCCGTAGCCTTGGCCACCCACTGGATGTCGAGGATGGTGAGGCCTTGCCGGACGACCCAAACATTCTTGTCCGGGCCATAACCGGAAGGGTCCAAGCCGATCACCACTGGATAATCATCGCTCCGCAACGGTTTGCGATCTAAAACTGCCCTCGCCTTGGAAGGTGGGATCAACAGCGTGGAGTCGGTTTCCGGAAACTCACCCAAGACCCGAGCGTAGTAACGCGGGTCCTGCTCGCCCCACTCCTTGCGCATTTTCTCCGGCCAGTCCCAAGCCATGAGCTCGGGACGAATGTT